GTCTTAGCACCTTGTTCTCCGTAACGTATAGTCTTTATTTTATTACCTTCTTTAGCCACAACTATGTGAGACTTCTTTGGATGTTTAGGAGTTCTCTTAGGTTTATTGTAGCCTTCTACTCCAGCTCTTTCAAGACGAGGGTCTTTCTTCCTGCCACCCTTCTTTTTTGCTTTACTTAAAAATTCAGATACAGCTTCTTTTACTATTGCGTTTTCAAAAGAATCTGGAAATAAAGTTCTTTGAGCTTCTTCTAATGTATCAAATTGAACAGGGTCTGGAACTGCATCTTCAGGATTAGGAGGTTTAGGAAGTTCAAACGTATCTTCCATCGGAACCCCTTCAGTACCAGCTTTAGCCTTTGATGCTTCTGCTGTTGCTTCATCAAATGTAATTGGTTTACCATCTGCATAGCCTGCAATGTTCCCATAATATTTAGCAGGGTCTGCTGCTATCTCTGCGGCATCTGTACCCCCTTTATAAGGAGAGTCTCCCACGCCTCTATCTGCAAAATCTTTACCATAAATACTAGCATAGTCACTGCCTGCTCCTGTAGATAGTTTACTAGGTCCTCCTGATGGTGCGGGTGGTGTATATGGTTTGTCAGTGCTTGTTTGACTTTGTAGCCCCGCAAGAGCTCCTGCAAAGTTTCCACCAGTTTTAGGTGGGTCTTGTTTAGATAATTGTGTTGGTAGTTGTCCCATGGATGATACAGGTTTATTTAGCATTACATCACCTGCTGGACTAGAGTATCCTATAATGCTTTCAGAGCCACCAGCTCTTACTCTAGCATTTGCTTCAGGACTTGTGTCATATATAGGCATAATGTAACTAGCAGGTTTAAAGTTAATATCTAGTTCTGTGCCTCTTCTTACTATATTAGGGTCTGCAGGAGAACTATAGTCTGCTCCTCTATCAGAAGCTCCAATGTCTTGCACTTGTTCTGCTGTTAGTCCTTTGAACTCACCACCTCTTTTTATATTATCTACTACACCAGCTATTGCATCAAAAGCATTTGAACCTACTTCTTTAACAGGGTCTGGTAACATGTCAAGAGCTTCTTGGGCTTTAGGTTTTATTTGATTGTCTATACCTCTTTTAAGTGTCTCAGGTAAACTATTATATTCTTTTAAGGCTTCATCTCTTTCTAGTGATGGTGGTTGATATCCAAGTACCCCCGCAACACCTGCTGTAGATAAAGCTCCTAATCCAAGAAGTGTTTTGTTAACACCTTTCTTTTTAGTTTCTTCTTTAACTTTTTCACCTACTATTTTGCTACCTTTTTTTGCAGCTCCTCCAAACAAAAGACCACCAGTTAAAAATTTAGCTACCTTTGGAGCGAGCTTACCTAACAATCCTAATCCCAAAAACTTCTGCAAGAACACTTCGTTCTCTAGAAGATTGCCCCTAGTTTGAGGGGCTTTGGCTAAAAAATCGTGGAATACTTGTTTTGATTTGACAAGCCCTTGTTCTTCTTTTTCATCATACATCACATGAGATATAGATGCTTCTAGATTGTGTAATGAATCTGATATCTTGTTTTGAATCCATCCGGGCAACTCATCACCATCTTCTAATATATCGTGCATCATAGCAGCTAAGTCAGATACCCTATCTAGTTGTACCTTAGCCATAGCTCCTTCTCCTTCAGCTTTTTCTATCCATGCTTGATATGTATCCATCTTACTTAATGTAATAACCTCACCGGGTTTAGCTTTAGGATAAGTCTTAGAGTTAACTTGTATTCTGTAGTCTGCAGTACCCGGTCCTGATATAGTTCCAAATTGTTTACCATCTATTAGACCTTCGTCTACAGATAATGTTCTTCCTTTAGATGTAGAACCTAAAGCAGCTGTGCCTGATGGTTTTAATGTGGGCGGTGTCATTGCAGCTGTGCTCTGTAAATCAGCTTGTGTATTTCTACTACCTGCAGGAGGTGTAGGAGTAGGAGGTGGAGGTGTTATAGGCTTCTCCATTTCTTTAGCTCTTTTATCTGCTGCTATTTGTAAAGTGGGGCTTTCAAACTTGGTTCTAGCTTCTTGCTGTGCAGTAGGAGTTTGTCCTGTTCCTGCCATAGCAGAACCTATTTGTGATTGTATATCTCTCAATTGTTTAGGTTTTTCCAATGCTGTTTTAGTTGCAGCTGCTTGTTGTGATGCATCTAGCCCTACTGCAGCACCTGCTGTGCCCATACCTTGCATGTCTAAGACTGGCACATCCATATCTACTAAATCATCCGTTTTTAAATTAGAACCTATTTCAATATCAAGTCCTATACCCGGAATATTTTGTTTTAAGTTTTCAGTAAACTGTCCAACATTATTTTTTACTTTATCTATTATATTTGAATCTTTAGGAAGTTCTTCGATGTCAATCATACCTTGAAGAATATTTTTAGTGGTTGCTTTATCATCAACTAAAAGAGCGTCATTTTTTGCAGCATTCTGCATGCTTGTATTAAAGTCTTCAAAAGAAATTGTATCTCCGGTGTCTGTACCAAATAAAGCACCCATCAATTTTGCAGCATCTTCACCAACTGATTCAAAGACTTTTCCAACTATACCCATTTCAGCTCTTCTTGCTGCGTTATCTGGAGCAGCAAATTGTTCAGTAAATTCATCAATCTGTACTATAGGAATATTTCCTTGTCCATCATAGAGTGTATTAAAGTAAGCAGTCATATCCGCTGGAGTTGCAAAATTAGTTTGCCCATCTATATACTCACCACCTGTAGAGCCTAACCCAAATTTCTTACCCCATAATTCATCCAAGGCTTCTTTTAAGTCTCTTTGTTGCGAATCAGTCCTAAGATTATAAGGCACTTTAGAAATCTTTTCAACTGTTGCTGCCCTTTCTGAATCTGATTCAAAAGCCTCTTCTATGGCATCCCAACCTTTCCATGCAGCATATCCAATACCCGCTCCTATAAGAACTGGTTTAGATACTATTCCTAAAGCTACTTTACTAACAGGGTTAAAAAGTAACGGAGCAGCCCATGGTAAAAGTTTACCAGCACCCCTAAACAGACCCTTTAATCCAGATGCTTTTGTTTCAGGTTTTACAAATCCAATAGGACCCTTATCTTTCTGTATAAATACTTCATCCATAGCTTCTTTTACAATAGCAGATACGTCTAGTAAATCTTCTTTATTAAGCACCATCTTATTAGGAGTTTCATTAGAATCAGCTAAATCTTGTCCTGCTTGGTTCACTACTCTAGAAGGTGTTGGGTTTTCTGGGTCATCGTAACTTACAGGGGCGTATCTAAGAGAGGCAGCTTCTAGTTCAGGTCTTCCATGTTTATCTTGCTCTTGTGGAAACCCTAATTCATCAAGGTGTCTTTTGTGTTCCAACTGTCTTGCTTCTCTATTTTCAAAGACAGCCGCCTGCTTTTTACCCAATCCGGGTACTATAGATTCTCTTTTAGCCATTGATTATTTCCTTATTGGAACCCAACTATTATTAGTTATATCCCAAACCATACCCTTTTTTATTAGAGCTTTCTTAGCGAGTTCTGCTATAGAACCTGCTTTTCTTTTAGTAGCTTTAGTTTTTTTAGATGCCCCCACTGCTGCTGGCTTGTTAGCCGCTACAGCTTTCTCTGTATTCTTCATAGTGCCTGCACCAGTCACTACTGGTTGTTGCATGCCTACACCCATGTTAGCTGGCTTATTCATTGTCATAGCCATCGGAGGTGCTTGTTTCTTTAATGATGCCTTGAACGGATTAGCTTTTTCTATATCAGCTTTTTCTGGTTCAGGTGCTTCAGGTTGTTTGATACCTAAGTTATCTAAAAATTTGCTTTGGTCAAATTGTGGGTTCTGTGCATATAAAGATAAGAACTCTGATAACGGTGAAATTTGTCCGTCTTCCGAACCTGTTACACCATAATTAGCTTCTACGTTTTTACCACCCTCACCTATTGATAGTATTGCATCAAAGTATCCTGATGAACCAAACTCAGGTAATAACTGTCCACCAGCACCTTTAGGTCTAGTTAATTCAGGGTTAGCCCTTACTCCTAAGCCAAGCTCTGATGTAATCTTAGGGTCTATATCTGGTGTTGAAGAAGGTTCTGGTGCTGTACCAGTAACATCTTCTGCTATTTCACTAGATGTTGCATCTACGTCCCCAGTACCTTCAGTGCCTTTGGCACCCTTAGTTGATTCGTCTGGTGGTAGAGTACCACTGCTTCTACCTTCTAAGACATCTTCATCAACATCTGGTCCACCCACTAATGAAGGCGTTGGTGTTGCTGGTGCTTTATCTTCTTTTTTACCAGCTCCGCCTGTTGGGGCAGCAGCCTCTCGTGCAGCGATGGCACTTACAGCAGAAGAATCAAACCCTTTAGGGTCTCTAGTTCCTGACTGAGTACCTGTGCCTGTTAGTGCTGAAATATCTGATATGCTTGCAGCGTCTGTGTCTTTAGCAGTTGTTTTTTTATCTTGAGGTCTATAGTCTATACTTTCTGTTGTACCACTACCAAGTCCTTCTGCAGTTCTAGAGTATGGACTACCTGAACCAAAAGCAGCTTCCTCACCAGTGGGTGCGGATGTACCACCACCATAAGTTTGATAAGGACCATACGAAGTTATGCCTTGTAATTTAGCTTCTTCATATACATTTTCTCTTGATGTCGTAGGAGTATCGCCATAGGCGGGTGCTACAGGAGTAGGTGCAGTAGCTAATGCTTCTTTAACATCTGCTCTTTCACTAGGAGGTACTGATTCAGGTCTTCTAGCTCCTGACGGGTCTATCCCAGCTAATGCTGCTGATTCATATACATTTTCTCTTTGTGTTACGGGAGCGTCTTTTGGTTTACTACCCATCACTCCACCCATTGGGTCATACGCTTTTTCCTTCCGTAGTTCTTGTACGGCTTCCTTGACCATGTTCTGAGTTTGAGATGCCACTTGACTTTCAATACCTTTTCTTCTAGATGCCGTACTTTGCACTCCTGCATCAGCATCTTTAGGAGGTGTGACTATGAACTGGTCTGGTGAACCATATTTATCTGGGTCTGAGTCAGTCATTCTTGTAAATGGTGTACCGGGTCTTTTTTTAGTTTGAGGGTCCATTTGACCTGTGGTCAAGTCACCAAAGTTCTGCTGTGACCCTGTTCCTTTATTATGATTATCCTTGCGAAGTTCTTGTATAGCTTCTTTAACTAAACCAGTATACGTTGGCTTTTTGTTAGATGTTTCTAACACAGATTGTAGCTCTTTGTTTTTGCCCTTAATACTTACGTTAGGCAAGTTTTTACCTTCAGGTTGTTCTTCACCGTATACAGATGGAGCTGGGCTTCCTGAGCTTTCTAATATTTTCTTTGTGAGACCTTCAGAAATGATTTCAATTCTTACGTCTGGATATACATCTTTCTTCATATTATATTATACTATCTCCTTTAATTTATCTAAAAATAATTGTTTACTTATTGATTTCTCTGTAGGTTTATATGAAAAACTAGTACCATCATATGTCATCCTTGATTCAACTTCATCAGGACTCATACCTTCAGGAGGTTGACCTGCTACATTAAATGTTCCCCCACTATATTCTTGATACTTCTGTCCTTCAGGAGCATTAGCTCTATAGTAAAGTTCTGTGGGATTATCTTTACCAAAATTCATCCTTCTTGTAGTACTACCAGTTTGGCTTCCCATGCCGGGAGTAGCTGGACCGTAATCTTGAGGTTGTTTTACAAGGAATGTTTTAGTTATTGCTTTTTCTTTAGCAGACTTAGCACTATCTTTAATAGCTTCTGCTATTTTATCTCTTCGGTCATCACCCGGACTACCATCAGTAAATTTTTTGTAACCTTCTTTTTTAGCTTGTGCAGTCGCTATTGCTACTGCTCTAGATTTATCAGAGTCGCTCTCTTTAGCAATCCAACTTGCAAACATGTGTTTAAATGAAGGTATTTCTGATTTAGAGATAGCAATTATTTCTGGTTCGGGAGATGGGTCGTGAGACTTTGTTAAACAACTTCCATCTACACATGACCCTTCCGCTTTATCACCTTTAAGTAATTCAAAATGAGCGTTCTGATTTACTCCCTTTTCACATATTGTTACCTCTGCTAGTTCCATATCATCTACTTGTAATATGTGACTACCATCGGATTTATTAATTTCTTTACTTTTAGTAGCACTTCCTGCGATAGAATAAGATTTCATGCCACCTTTTTCGATTTGCTCTCTTACTCTGTTAGATATTTTAGTATCATCTCTTAGTTCTGCTATAAAAAATAAACCTTTGTCATCTACACCACTCTTAAATATATTACCAGCTTTACTTATATACGCTGGGAGTGCGTGTCCTACTTGAACATCAGAGTGCATAACCATTACGTTTCTACCTCTAAAGTTCTTCATGTATCTTTTAAATGCTTTTTTAAGAGCGTCTGTTGTGATAAGATGTCCTTCTCTATCAACAACTTCTACTGATGCGGGACCTCCAACAACCATCAAAGGCATTTCACCCTCTTCATCTTTTAGACCTTCACACACTTCTGCGTACTCTATATTTTCTGGGTAGGCTCTATTTAATGTAATCATCTCTGCGGGAGATGCTAGCCCAGCGATGTACAACCTCTTATACTCGTCTAAAGCATCAGCGATATCTTCAAGTGTTGTTCTACCAGACTGTGCTTTTTCCAAAGATACAATAGTCTCGTCCTCAGACGAAAGCCAGCTTTTATATTGTGTATTACTAGCCATAGTAACCATTGTGTCTCCTATCCTACAGGGGCTGCAACTCCCCAGATTACACCTTCGTAAGTTGTACTAGCTCCGCTAGCTATTACAGAAATATTTCTTCTGAAATCTAACGGATGTTGACTCTCAAAGAAGTTATGTTCTGTAGTGTCATTACCAGTTAATTTTATAGCAGCTGTACTTGCTTCTGCAGTAGTATCAAATGCTACATATAATTCTTGTGATGCGTGAGTGTTTCTAATTACTATCCCTCTAATTGCACCGATTGGAGATAGATGTCTTGACCTTGATAGGTCTGTAGTGCCTTCCCATTGGTATGTATTACCACCAGCAAGGTTACCATCTATATAATCAATAACTTTAGTGTTCATTCTTTTATCGTACATCAATGCATCCCACAACATATTAATATTGTGTTGTGTGCTTGAACAGAACTTGACTTTGTATGTCGCTCCGCCAGTTGGAAGTTTGTAGTGTACTGATACTCTTTGGTAAGATGTAGTTAAACTTACTGCATCACCAGTAGCTAATACATTATCACTAGAATCTAAAATCTGTATTACTGCATCTCCTGATGCTGATGCTCCTCTTACCATTCCTTGTGCACATAAATATGCATCCGCACTTCTTGAAGTACCTCCAGCTAAAGTATCTGTAGTAACAGTGAATCCTTCTTTAGCTGCTGAGTTTGCTGGGTTACATGTTAGTTCTGCTGACCCTAAGAAAGGGGCTCCAGTTGTTCTTGATAAAGCAGACCCAACTGCTGTAAATTCTGATATACTTGCATTCTCTATTGAAGGGTTTAAAATTCTATTTATACCGGGACTACCACTAGTAGGTAATTCTAAATTTGCTGTAGTAGCTCCTTGGTCTATATCGTAGTATGCACTTGAGTGTACATTTATTATATCTGCGGCTGCTGTTCCGACTGAACCGCTAAAAGGTACATATCTATCCCATGGCTGTACAGCGGTTCTTGTACTGGGGTCTGATTGCCATGTTTCAAAAGATGCTGAATCTTGATAATCGTTTGTTATTGACATGTATTTATTCTCCTATTTCATTTATATTGGTAGCCACCCAATAAAGAGTGGCTACTCAATTATAACCTATTTTTATGCAGGTTGTCCGTAAAGTGTTATTAGTATCTTTCCTGCTGTGTAAGTGTCATCTGTTCCACCACCAGAACCAACTAAGTATAAGAACTCGTCAGCTGCTGGGAATGCTGATAAAGCAAATGGTGTACCTAAGTTTCCTGCTGCTAAGTCAGCACCTAAGTCAAGCAACTTAGTTTCTGATAAGCCAGAAACAGCTGCATCTTCTGTGCCAGTTCCAACAGTAGCTGAGAACAAGTCAATGTCTGGTTCTCCGCCTGCTGGTGTTTCTAGCGATTGGAAAGTACCCGCAAATACTGTACCACATAAAGCAGATGTAATCTGTCCTATGTGACAGTTAGCTGTACTGTTTTTACCGATAATGTCTCCTGCTGCAGATGAGTTTAAACCAGTGAGGTCAATAAGAATTTCAGTCTTAATTAAGTCACCAGCTACTGTCACGTTAGCTTTGTACACTGTACCAGTACCTGTTGAGATACCTGTACCCGGTGTAATGTTTTGCATTCTAAATGCAGTTTCGTCTGTACTACCGAACAATAATGTTTCAGCGTCAGCGTAATAGTTAAAATCGTAACCTAATGCAGACCTTGCTATAATTCTAGCGTCTGGTGTTACGTCTGATAGTTTAAAAGTATGTTTAGCCATCTTTTATTTCCTCCGTATTAAATGCCATACTTGTCACGTCATCTTGAATATTGCGATTAGTTCGCCACATGGCTTGCTTAATCGATTTCTTTAACGCAGTGGTTGTTGGAGCATCTGTTAATGAACCTTCTATTAAGGTCATCACTTCCCCAACCATCCTCTTCGTTTGTACATCTAGACTTTGTAATACTCCGTTAGCATATACAATCTGCATTATTCATCCTTACATTACATTTCATTTACATTCATTCAAAAGTGAGGGTGACTAATTTAATCTTAATCACCCTCTACTTTTACATATAGTCTTAGTTTAGTATGACTTTAACCGACTATGAGTTTAAGTCTAAAATCGCACCTTGTACGTCAAACCTGTAGCTTCTGAACTCTGCCATTGTGTATAGCAAACCTCTGACTACAAGTGCGTCAGCTGCGAAGTAATCTCTGTTCTCAATATACTGAGTAGGTTGAGCCACAGCGATTTCTAGGTAGTCTGTATCCAAAACGTAGATGTTTGAACCTAGTTTTGAACCACCTGAAGCAGCCTCTGATTTAGTAGTGTCTGCATCTGGTAGAATTGGAATACCTTGGTAAGTTGCGAGAACTAGTCCAGTTCTTGTACCCGGAAAGGTCTTTTCAGAACCTACTCCTACTTGGTACTCTTCCTGTCCCATGTATCTCTGTTGAGAGTTAAGTAATCTCTCTAGTTTGAAGTATTGGTCGTGACCCATAAGAATTAACTTAGGTTCTCCACCATTTGTCCTGATAGACTGAATACAGTCATCAAGTAGGTTTAGAGATAGGTCTCTTCCAACACCACTGTTACCTTTTACAGTAGCAGCAGCACCGAATGTGCCTGCAGTTCTTGCTGAAGTAGTTAAGTCGTAAGCTCCAGCGAACCTCTTTACACCACCGTTACCAATTGTTGCATCGTTGTTAATTGACACGATATCATCAATTGATGTTAGTCCTGCTCTAGTTTGCACTGATAGGTTGTCTGCTACAGTTGAAGAACCGTTTGCAGGTGTACCTGATAGTGCACTACCGAATGTTACATCGGTACCAGAAATTGCAGAAATTGCTGGTGTATTTGCTGTTGATGAACCTGCATCTACTAACATTACTGTGTCTCCGATTCTTAAGTCGGAACCATTTGTTACGTTAGCATCTGAAGTTCCTGAACCAGCAGCGATGTTTGCTACTGTGTTTGGTAGCAATAGCTCTTGGTTCATTTCCTTGATGTGATCAAGTTGTGCATTTTCGTTTTCCAACGCTAATACGTCACCCACACCACCTTCTAATTGGGCAGTGTACATTGCTTTCACAGAAGCACCGAATGAAGTAGAAATAATCTTAGGCAAGCTAGAGATTGTTTCTAGGTTTGAAACATCAATATCTGGTAAACTACCAGTCTCTGTAATAGGTCGAGACCTTTGTGTACCTCTATCTGTTCTTACCCTCCAACCAACGGTGTTACCGAAAACTGTTCTTGGGATTGCGTTGAAGAAACGAGTTTGGTTGTTCAATGACTGCCATACTTTTCTTCCGAAAGTAGACGTGAACACGTTATCCGCAGATGTAGTCGTATAGATTGCATCAGCAGTTCCTGTGTTCGCTGCATTAAACGCTTTTGATAAGTACTCAGGACCGAATACAGACTGGTTTAGTCCTCTATTCGATTGAGAAATGTATTCACTTAGTGAAGGCATAATTATTATCCTCTCGTTTTTCTTGGTTTATTGTTTATAG